AACGGTCGATTATACGGAGGGAGCAGACATAAGACCTACTCGTAGGCAGTCAGCGATGAAATCCGAAGCCCACGAATCTTTAGTTCGTGGGTAGTTCACCTAATTTACTTACACTAGCACTAGGTGTAAATCCATCAACACCATTAGTAATATTAGCTGTAGTAGTTCCTGATTTGTCAGTAATAGTTACTTTAGCTCCGTCTGATGTTGATTCTACTTTAGCTGTAGGAGAAAAACCAGTATCACCAGTATCTCCTTTTGCTCCAGTGTCGCCCTTTTCTCCTTGAATTCCTTGATCACCCTTGTCGCCTTTGTCGCCTTTCTCTCCCTTCAATCCAGCCAATTGTGAAGGAGTGAAATCGGAATACTTAAAGGCATCACCCTTATCGCCTTTATCGCCCTTATCTCCTTTGACTCCTTGAATTCCCTGAATTCCTTGCTCGCCACGATCACCCTTGTCGCCCTTGTCGCCTTTATCTCCTTTGTCGCCCTTATCTCCTTTATCGCCCTTGATCTTCAACGACTCAATCTGCTCTGGAGTAAAGTCTTCGTAAGTGAACGGATCTCCCTTCAGTCCACTGACAAGGAACTCAAGGTCGGAGTATAGGTCAACGGTTGCGATGTTAAGCACACCGCATCCACAGCCAGTCCCTCCGTCCTCCATGTCGGTTGACGCAACAAGAGTGAACGCATTGATAGCGTCCACCATTGTCTGTCCGTCCTTCCCCTTGTTCTTCCAAGCCGTTAGGGTGTAGTTGCCCAAGAACCTGAACGCAGTACCCTTCAAGCCGATGGTAACCTTGTCGTCGACCACCTCAAACTGAGTTAATGCGATGACATTGCCACGTGGATCTTTCATATCTATCGACAACTCGATGTCGGATAGTTTCTCGTCGTTGCTTGTTCTGATCGCCCATGCAAGAGCGATGTCCTTGCCTATTCTAATATTTTTCATATTACTACAATAATGATTTGACAAATTCACGGATACGAGGTGCAAACAATCTGTGTCCGTTGTGATCTGGATGTGTGCCGTTGCGATGTCCGTCGTCTCTCATATACTCACCTGTATACAATGCGTCACGGACAGACGGAATCCACGGCTGGAGACCGCTATGGTGAAACAGATCCAAGAACGGAATACTGCGTCTCTCGCAGATACCTTTCAATGCGTCAAAATAGGCGACTGCCGACGACGTGAAGGGAGTCAGTTCCATCCACGGTGTAGGTGAAATCACACCAATAGGAACAAGCGGTCGGTTGATCATAAGCCAGTCCAATGTAGCGTTAACGCATCCGCATATCGTGCTTGTGCTTGTGTCTGTAACATTGCCGAGTGTCGATGAACCAGTTATGTCGTTGAACGACCCGAAGATCGTGACCACATCGGCATCTTCGGGAGTATTTGCGATTCTCTGATAAAAGGCTCTGTTGAGATTATCACCAGACTTCCATCCTGTTCCTCCGTCTCCCATGTTAACGATGTCTATTCCAGTGTCCTCTCTCACATAATCGTAATAAGCCTTAGTGCATCTTTCGCCACGCTCAGTGAACGAATCTCCTACGCACGCCCACTTCTTACCAAGATAGCACAGATTCTTGACTGACGCAATATTGAATCCATTGATCGCTGTTATCAGCTTCTCATAATCCGAATATCCTACAGGGTAGTATTGCGTGTTTATTGCTGTCTCTTTTATCGCATTTGCCAAGTCAGACGGATAAGCATCAACCGTCATGTCTCGGTATATTTCGACAACGATATATTTTGCGTTTCTCGCCCCGATTGTGAAGCTTGCTGTCGAACATGGAAAAGAAGATACGCCTCCGATTATTTTCTTGTCTGCGTCATAGTAAGCGAATCTCTTGTTTCCGTCTCCTTCGGCTGTACTCCATATAGGTAACCGTCTGACATAGATTTCTGTTGCTCCGTCGGGAATCTCGACATACCCAGTCACAGCGCTTCTTTTTCTCTCGATAATGTCACCCGACGATGACAGGGCATAACCGCCCATCGCAACAGAATGATCAAAATGATTATTCCCTATATGGAATGTCATATCGATTTTGGCTGGGGTCGAGCCGCCACCTCCACCACCAGAATTGAAAGGTAGAAGTACGGCTTCGTTCTGGTCATTAATACCTACCACCATTCGTCCCTTGTCGGATGTTTCTATCGGTAAGTCTTTCATTTTTATCGTGTTTCCTGCCATGATTCAGTTCGTTTTTGTTTCGTGCAAAAATAAGAAAATGGTACTAATTTAGTACCATTTTTACTGATTTTTTAATCTATAGGTTCAAAGACAACATTGAAGGTGTTAGGGTACGATGACGGATCAAACACCTTGTTGCTATCAAGCTGTAAGATTAAATATACATCCGTACCTATCTGGTTCACGGTGACATTTCTCAGAGCTTCCATCTGTATCACGTTTCCGCTTGTGTTCTTCCCACAGAATAACAAATTAACTCGGTGTGTGAGCAGATAGACATTATATTCTGCTGTCGTTGTCAGTCCTGTGATGTGTACGGCTATCTGCAAGTTACTTGTTCCTCCAGTCGACGTTGTTCTGCTTGAGAGCGTCGCACCTCTGCTTGATGTCTCACTGAATGTGTAACTCGCATACTGACCGCTTTGTTCGAACCTTACATAATCGGATTTTTTCTGTGTCTCGCTCTTAGTCGCTAACGCACTTAATACAACATTAAGGTATGCCTTATTATAATACCTCTCGTCTATCTCCGTCTTATTGTAGTAGTTGTTAAGATCGGATTTGTCAGCCTTGCGATCTGCCAGTCCGTTGAATAACTCACCGATAATTTTCATGTTGTCGGCAAAGAGTTTTGTCGAAGGCACATGGTCGTCGGAAGGTGTCGAAGGTGCGGATGTGTCGATAGTCGGCAGGTCGGTTTTCTTTGCGAAATTCGACTCTATCCACGACTGCTTTGCATATCCCTTACTGTCCACCCATTCCATCTTAGCATAGTTCAACAGATAATAATTCATGTCTTCGTCTCGCACGTACGACGATGGAATAGACTTCAAGAATCCTTGCTGGTTAACCCATTCGTACGTTGCTAAATCGCTTAATGATATTGAGCATTTTTTTGTTCTTCCACGCTCGTCAATGTAGATAGGGTGCGTCTGGTCTCCGTATTCTCCATGCCCAATCAACGCAATATCGTAACTTTTCTCCTCACTATCGCTATAGAAGTACGGATACCATCTGTTCGGCTCTGTGAAGTCAATTCCGAGATGTACCTCTTCTCGGAAGTCTTTATTGAACCTAACCGTAGGTCTGTACCCGTCTCTTACAACGAGTTTCCCATCTTCGAAAATTTTACGTCCATTGACACGTTGATTCGAAGACATGTCTACGTAGTTAGACAAGTCTATTTTAGCCACCCTGTCCTTCAATACGCTCACTCCGTTGACTTGAACATCGTCGACATTGCCACCGCCACTTCCACTCGATATATGCTCCATGTCCCTCTGCGTCTGCTCCTGCACACTCTGCACATAATTGTAAGTCGCACTTACGCTTGATTGGATCTGCTGTAGTTTCTGTGCTATGCTGACCGTCTTAACCTCGTCTCCGATTGTCAGCTCTGGCTGTAAAGGACGTGTCAAAAATTCCTTAACGGCTGTGATGCGAATATCCACACCACCGCCAGCCAACTGATTATCGACGAAATGAACCCAAAAACCGCATTTAAGAGCGTTTCTTTGCTCGGCTGTACGTCTGCTTAACCAGTTGCTGTCAATGGTCAAAGAATAAGCGTATTTATCGTTAAAATTCTCACATAGAATGCTCGCTGTCCTTCGTGCCATTTCCCACTCCGCACCAGAATATGGATCGGTTGACATGTCGGCAAAGTAGCTCTTTGGCAACGCTGTTCCATACACGATAAACTCCTCACCCACTACAGGTCGCCACATCTCCTCACTTAGACTCGGCATGGAGATTGTGTCATAGTCAGCCAATGCACACTCAAAGCGTCTGTTCTCATGGTCGTAGTTGATCACATCGAACGTCTTGCCAGCCAAAGCACCTGTCTGGAATACGATCGTGATTTTCTCTCCTCCAAGTTGGTAGTGCTTGTAGTCGCAAGCGTCCTCAATGCTTGAATCTTCGATGTAGAACTCGGTGTTGTTTCTCTGGAATGAGAATGCAGACACGAAACGGCTCTTCTTTGGGTAAAACTCGCTCAAATCAAAGGCTCTTTCGACTATCACGTCCTCTGCTTCATTGAACAGCGATGATGTCATCGTGTTTGCGTTTCTGTCTATTGTCAGCAGTACTGATGTCGCCATGCTGAAACCAGTCTCGCCCTCAAACTTGTTACTTCTCACGTCATAGAAGATATGCCCCACTCCTGTTGTGTCGTTGTAGTCCAGCGTCTTTGGCAAATGCAAGGTGCTATACTTGTAAGGTGGAACATCTGGCAACTGCGACAAGGTGTTGATGTTCTGACTACCACCTTGTACAGCAATATGCGTCATTCTTTGAGCGTCCTTATGCAACTGCCTTTTTGTTCCACCCAACACTCCGTTATCGTGTCCGTAGGCTAACTTGGTAGGTGTGCTTTCGTTGAACGAACACTTACCCAAGTTAATGGCATATCCCTCGCTTTCGTTGCCAGACACCCACCACTCGCATTCAAATGCGTTGGCGATCAACTGCAATGCCGACTTGCAAGAGACCACGTTATAAGCCACCGTCTTAACTCCAGTCAGTGACGGATCAATAGTGCCTATATGGAAATTGGTGTGCAACCTTTCATCTGTGTTTCTCAACAGCATCTCGATGTGTTCCTGTGCTGTTCCAGCGAGTGGGAAATTACGCTCATAGGCTTTTGTTGTGAGTTGGTTCTCACCAGCCATGTGCGACATGATGATGTTTTCAAGCAACTCCTGTGGAGCTTCGAACCTCGCTGAATAGTTGTATTCGACGGTGCTGATTTTCTCCACATTTACAGACGTGATGAGTGTGTATCGCACCCCATTGTAGACGCAATAGGAATCACGTCTGATGTCGACGTACTCGCCCATCGCAAACTCCAGTTGTAGGTATGCGTCGCCCATAATCTCGTTAATAGTGTAGGAATTAGAGCCTACCACCACCGATGCGACGAGATTTCCGCTTTTATCGAAAATTGATATATTCATGCTTTACTTAGTTGTGTTTTGGTATCCTATTTCAGTGTAATATCCGCTACCTTTCGGATCTTCGTTGTACTCGCTGATAACATTGTTAACAAGCAGGTCGAAGTCGCTACAAGCAGACAATGTGAGACCAGTCGCCAAGTCGAATTTACCATTGTCAAACATCGCCTTGACTGACGAGTGTACCATCACTTTGCCTGTTCCCACGATGCCACCGTAGCTCGGTGCTGGCTGTAGCTCGGTGTTCCAGTTGTGTATATTGTTAGACAATACCTCGCAACCTTGAACCACTCCTACAAGCGTGAGCCTTGTCTTACTCCAGCGCTGGAGTGTAGCCGATATGGCGAATGCCGCCAACGCGCTCGCATGTTCGTCGGACGACAGGTTATCAACTGCCCACGGTAAGCAGACAAGCGTGTTATAGATTGTCGTTCCAGCTTCCGATGAGTTCTCTTGAAAGAAAAACAGCGTGCCGACAGGATATCTGTTTATCCACTTTGCATAGTCGCTCCAGCCAGTGTTGCTGTAGATGAAATAATCCTTGCAATTCATCGGGTATTGGAAGTATTTTCCCTCGGCTGGTGACACAAGCAAAGGGAACACTGCCCTGTATTGCTTGCCAGTCACGCTTATGGATCTCCACGCTGTCTTGTCTATGCCCTTGTAAGGATCGAATGTGGCTGGTGGTGCTGGTGGTAACGGTGGCTCTGGATTGCCCTCTGGCACGTTGTCGGTGTCGGCTGTATAGTCAAAACCTTCCTTGTATGCGCTCATCTGCAACGTCATCTCCACCCAAGGCATATCTTGAATGTATGACTTGCTTATCGTGCAACCAGTAGGATATACAGCCATGTCTCCAACCTGCTCGCCACAGATGTAAAGCATGTCGCCACCCTTCAACGTGTCATGAATGTATTTTTTAAGCTTCCCAAGGTAGAAGAAAATCGCACTCACCGAATGCGAGCGAATAAGCAACGGAATCGTGATATTCTTTGCCGTTCGCTTATCTGCCATCTTCGTTTCAAGCACCTTGCCGACCATGTTCTCGGGTTGCACCTCAAACGGCTCTTTGCTCTCTGCGTAGTTCGTCATTCCAGCCACAACACCCTTTAGTGGATAGCAGTACACAAGGTTGTCGTAAAGTGCGAATGAACTTACTTGTGTAGCCTGTTTGTCGACAACGTGATAGCGTCTGAACTCAATCGGAACATTTGTCGAGGGAAAGTTTCTGAACTTGAACTGGTCGTAGGGAATGCCCTCACATGACTTAGTGTTGTCTGCAAGTAATCCGAAATACTCGTCGTTGTTGTATCTGCTGAATGTGATCGAAACAAAGGCTATCTGTCGCAGTTTCTTCATCATGATTCCAGCGAGTAGCATATCATCCACCTCATTGGTAATGTAGTCGCTGTCCTCGTCAGTTAATAGAAAATGCTCCAACTGCCAATCGTTGAACACCACAGCCTTACTCTTGACTGAATTAATGTACTTTGTTGAGAAATTGATCGAGTTGTTTAGATTATCCTCCTTGATCTTAACTTGCACCTCCACATCAAGATTCTTTAGTCCTCTCAACTGGTTCACAAGGCTGTCGACATCGCTTATCTCACCAAAGATTTTCAACTCCAATGGCAATGCGTCGACGGATGCAGAAGAGAAATCCACGTCTGCCCCATCGTACTCTTTCCAGTCAACTACATTCACGTTGCTGTATGAAGGCAACATGAAGATGCTGTTTACTCCGTGGCGTTCTACGTGCAGGTTCAAAGAAGCAAGGGAGATTCCCCCCTGCTTACTTTTGAACACAATATCGGTTAATTCTGTGTGTATCATCTTGTCCTTACTCCGTATGTGTTAATATCCGATAATAACCCCTCAATACGCTCCAATCGGTTCGTGTTGCTGTGGATTGCTGATAGATGCTCCAACGCACTTGCTGAATACGACACCAACTGAGCCACGTTAGCGTTGATTGAATAGGTGTGCTGTTGCATCATAGCCAATCGTGCGTTGTTCTCGTCCACGGATTCTTGACTGGCTCTGGCGATTCCCCTTGCTTCTGCATTGCGTCCAGATGTTTCCCCTAAAATGTCGATACCTTTCTCTTTCAATGCTTCCGAATAGGCATTCATGACTTTCTCGTATATATCAGAATTTTCTTCCACTTTATCCATCATTTCCTGTGTCGATTCAGCCACTTTCTTTGCGTACTCGTCATCATTACCGGTGTCGAGATAATTCTCTGTCAGTGTGCTAATGTTCTCACTGAACTCGCTGAAAGCCGTATCAAACAACTTCTTTTGCAAAACGTCTTTCAAGATGTCTCGGAATGTGTCGCTTGAATACTCCTTGAACCTGTCCATTACATTCTCTCCAGTCTCCAGCCAGTTCATCCACGCATCAGTCATATTGTCAAGCAAAGGCGAATACCATGAAGCCATTTCTTCTTGCATTTCTGCGTTGTACTTCTCATACTCCTCCGCTACCTCAGCAATCTCATCAAGTTGTTTTCTGTCTATCTCTGCAAGACCTTCCCATGCGTCAGTGGCTTTCTTTTTCAGTGCTTTGTAGGCTTCAAGGTTGAAATCGCCATATTCGTTGAAAATTTGCTCCATATTCCTACTTGCAAGCACATCTTTGAGTAGATTACCTCTGTGCCAGAAATCTTGATAGCCAGTTTCAAGGGTTGCGTAGTATGAACCGTACATGTCATAGGATTTTAGACCTAATCCTGTACCTTTGATCTTTTGTCCGTTACGTGCCACAACACCATTATTGAGCATCTGGTAATACAAATCCGATCTTTCGTACACACCTTCAATCTTTCTTTGCTCCCATGCCAACCCTTGCAAATCTTCAAGTCGGTCTTTCGCTTCCTTTGACTTTTCGATCATCTTCTGCATTCGGTTGATTGTCGTGCCAGACCACAATTCTTCCTCTGCGAACTTAGCGTCTATCAATGCTTGTTTGTAGACATACACAGCACCAGCGACACTATCGTAGATGTTTGTCATCTTCTGCTTCCATTCCTCAAACAATCTCTCATGTTCCTTGATTGATTTGATGACGTTTACTGTAGTTTGCACCGCCAACACGATGACCTGCACAATAGCACCGATATAGTCTCCACTTGCAAGTTTGCCGACGATAGACAGCATTTGCTGTAATGCTTCAATGAACTCATCGCCTTCTTTGCTCAACCCCTTGAACTTATTCGCACACTCGCCAATTCCACCGCTTATCTGCTGAATCGTACTCATCATATTGTCGTATGATTTTTTAACATCGTCGGTTGCTTGCTTAAGTGCTTCTTCGTTGATTTTTGCCTTTTTAAGTGCGATATTGGTTGCTTCGGTGTTCTTTGCCATCTTTTCCGAGATAGCAAGTTTCTCATCGTTCGTCTGCGCTGTGTTCAACTGAATTTCAAGCATCAGACGTTCCCTTTCAAGGTCGATCAATTCCTCCGAAATACGTCTTGCGTTTTCTGCCAATCCGTCCACCTTCTCCAAGTCACGGACATATTCTTTGAAGCCTAACGATATTTCGCCACCAAAAACGGCTGGAAGATCGGCATTTGACAAACCCTTTAATTTGTCAACGGATTCCTTGACTTGTTCCGACACCTTCTTTGCGTTCTCCAACGCTTTCTTCGTCATGTCGTCCACAGCCTTTTTGACGGTGCTTACCTCCTCATTAGATATCAACTCCTCCCTTATGCCGTAGCCGATGTTTTGACGTGCCTGTCTAACATAGTCGTCCATATTGAATTTCTTGAACATCTTCCCTTCGTTGGCTGGATCGCCCTCAAAGATTGCTTTCTCGTTGTTGTAGAGTTTTTTCGCTTCGTCCAGCAATTCCTTATCCAACGCTTCCATGGATTCGATTGCTTTTTGACGTGCCTGTCTCGACACTTTCTCAATGCCATCCGCCATGTCGTTGATCTGTGCCTGTATCACAGCGTTGTCGTTTTGGATTGCCATTTCCCTCAATCGCTCTTTCTCTGCTTGCAAGGATTCATAGACTTGTCTCTGGTTCGCTTCAAACTCCGAATGCACTTGGTCACGCATCTTGACAAGCCTATCCTTGCTCTCCTCCGTTATGTCAGCCATAGCGTTGTCAATTCGTGCCATTTCGTTGTACATCTCCTGTAGTTCAACTTGCAGTGGTCCAGCAAGCTGTGAAATGTCGGTCGCCCATCCTTCTGGATTGTCCTTCGTTCGCAATCCGTTCTTCTTGCTCCATTTCGTCATTTTGCGTTCCAGTTCGGCACGTCTTGTCTCCTCGATAGTCCTTAGATTGGCTGTGTATTGTTTCTCTGCGTCCAATCTGTCCTTCATGTCGAGTTTGGTGTTATTCATGCGTCGACGCAAAAACTGGTTGTCTCGGTTCAATCGGTCTCTCAATCCCTGCTCCTCCACACGTCGCAAATCCTCGTTTCTACTTGCTATCTCACGCTCTCCACCGTCGAACATTGTCTTTAGATTGTATACAAAGCCATCCCAGTTGAGGTTGATCAGTTCGTTGAATGCGTCCACAATCTTCTCGACAGCACCAGTTATGACACCGAACCAATACGCAACCGTCTCGTTTCGGTCTGCAAGTCCGTCGAAGTAGTTGAACACACCTTTTACGGCATCACCAAGCAACTTGATCGCCATCACCACAGCGGCAATTGTCAAAACAATAGGATTAGCCAGCAATTTCTTCAACGATGCGTCGAGTTTGCCGTTTGCCTTTATGACATTGGCAATCGGTGCTGGTAGCATAGACATCGATTTTCCGTACAAGTCCATGCCTTGTGCCTTCATCTTCAACTGCGTCAAGAATGATGCGTTGCCAGCAACCTCTTTTTCCTTCTCGTTTAGAAGATTGAGTTCATCTTTGGTTTGCGACAGCTCGTCCTTCAACTTGTTTAACGCTTCGTATGACTTTTCCCAGTCCTCATAGGTCGCATTGCCGTTCTGGAAATTAGCGAACGTCTCTGCATAGGCTCTTGTCGCATCCTCTATTTGCTTCGTGAGTTCGGCAACCCTACTCTCACGCTCTTTGATCATGTCTTGCACCCATTTAGACATAGCCAAATCCGCATTTTTACCCTGTGCTTCGGCTTGGCTGGCTATATGTCGCAACGCATCGTCGATTATTTTCGGCGCTTTGTCAAAATCGCTTAGATCGAGCGAAAATTTAAAATTCAAACTTGGTTCATCTGCCATCTCATTTTCCGTTTATATGGTTTATGAAATCATCTACTTTTGCTTTGTTTTTTGGATCATCTGCCCAGATAATGTCATTGTCCTTTTTCTTCTTGTCCTTCTTATCGCTGTCGTATGTAGGCAAAACTGCGTTATACATTTGCACGTTAGCGAAACTCATCTCATACAGGACGTAATCGAAAGGCAAAACGTAATTCTTGCTGATTCCAGCGATTATCGCCCAGACGCTGTTGTTGTCTCCGCTACCCTCGTCAGACTTGTTCCTTTGAGGGAAGCGGTAAGAACGAAAAAATCCGTCAACTGCATAACTTTCATAACGTCGCCTAAAACAGAGCATAATTCGGCAGGAGTGCAATTATTCACTATCCACTCCGAAAGTCGCTTGTAGTGCCTTTTTTGATAGAAATTCCACCATTTGCGTTTCTTCACTCCCAGTATGATTGTTGCGAATGCCTTGCCGACCACCTCGCAATTCTTCAAATCCTGCATGATGCTTAACGGATTGTTGGCTTCCGTCTCTGGCAGTTGTGCGACCAACTCGCTGACGGCTATCAAAGTGGCTATTGTAGGCTGTTGCACGCTGAATTTGACACCATGCAATGTTATCTGCTGTTCACGTTGCAGAACCACGTCTGCTACCATTTTTTCGATGCTCATACGATAAAAATTAAGTGGAGATGAAAACAAGTTCCACCCCCACCCAAACAATTAGTAATTAAATTAGAAAAATGACACTTTCAGTGCTTTATGCATTTGGCTTAGTGTACGTCTTGACCATATCGCCAGTTGCTGGCTTCAAGACTGTACAAGTAACCGTCAAAAGGAATCCGTCTGCTGTTGTGAATGTGTCGCTTACTGACACACGGCAACGATCCAACTGACGACCTACGCACTCCTCGTCCTCTGGAATGATGCGGAATGCCCACTCGCCAGCGACCTTTCCGTCGTGATGCTCGATAGGCAAAACCTCTCCCTTCTTCTGGAACAACTGGAATGTCAATGTAGACTTAGACGCACCGACATAGCGGTCAACCATGTCGCCACCCTCTTCAAGTGCCTCTGTTGCGTCGCCCTCAGTTGTCTCCAGCTGTGTTGTTCCCTGCTTTGGAGTTGGAAGAGTTGTCCAAGACCCTGTTTTTGGTGTGCCGTTCTCCGATGTGATCATTTCCAACGTACACTTACCCCATGCTAATACTGCCATGATATTTCGTATTTAGAATGTTTTACTTATTTGATTTGCAACGGTTTTAGTTTGCTTATTCGCTTCAACGCATTCTGCATTAGAATCGGCATTTCTCTTTGCATCTGTAACTCTGCGGAATCAAGCACGTCATAACCCAAGTTATGCACATATACGGCATATTCAGCACCTGCGACGATGCTCACACCATAAAGCGATGAGTTTCCGTAAGACGCTAATTCGGCTTTGGCTCTCTCTATTCCCCATCTCACTCCCTTACTTCGTCCTTGTCTTGCAGACTTGAACCCTCCGATCGTGTATTTGCCGTTCGCATAGATGACATATCCGATAGAGGAACGAAGGTCGTAAGTCCAGTCGAAATAATTAGGCTGGTGTGGTGGAACATAGCCTTTTTTAACCCATTTAGCACCCTTTTTCACTCTCACACCAGCAGGCAATGAGATTGAAGGCTGTGGGTTGTTTCGTGCCGTCTCGACAAGCCTTTCAGCGATCTCGACAAGTCGGTTGAACAGATAGAGTTTGATTCTGTCCATTTGCTCGCCCACCTTCATTCTAACGTCGAGCAAGTTGGTGTTGACTAATGTTAGGCTCATACCACAATCTGTACTTGTCTTACGGCTTTCAGTTCCGTAATTGATCTGACCGAATATTCTCCTACCATCTTGTCGTTCTTCGTGAACAACTGAATGCGTTCGGCTTCAAAGGCTTGCAACTCTATGAAGATTGTCGCTGTCTTTCGGCTGTAGGGATTGCCCTCCTTGCTTTCAGCGAGCAAGTCGGAGTTGAGAAGAAACTGGCATGGGATTCGCTTGTCGCTAACCTCCTTGTCTCCTACTATTGCGTAGCCGTTCTCATCGTTCTCCTCCGTGCTTTCCTTAACACAGCGTATATATCCGTTAACAATAATCATAGTCTGCTTCCCTTGTAACCGTAAACCGTACCCTTCACGCTCTCGACCTCGCCATACTTGTTGTATATGCTGTTAGCCATGGCGATGAAACGCTTCTTCTCGTCTGCGTTGAATCCGTAACTTTGACCGCCCTGTGAAATGTTAGGTGCGACCGATAGCCACATATAAACGTCAGCCGTTGCCAGTTCGTATTCTCTTGAACCGATAGCCGATGCAAGAGAGTTGGAGAATGTTCCTCCTTGTGGCTCGCTTGTGCTGTCGTTCTCCGTTGAATTTTCCTCCGTGTCAATCAACCCTCTCTTAGCCATTATCACAGCGATCGCTTCTGCTGTGATTGGGTAAGGTGTAATCGCCATTAAACTCTCTTGTATCGTCATATTTCAGTTCGTTTTATGTGTTACGCTGTTTTAGTTGTGTCAAGCGTGATGATGTACGCTCCACCGTCAATCACTGGGATTGCCTTTGCCTGCGATGCTGTTGTCTCGTAAAGAGGGTTAGTCTCACGATACATTGAAAGCAAAGTGTATGGAGTCGCCTTCTGATACTCAACACCAGCAACCTTGTTTGTTTCCTCTGCCAACTGAGCGTAGATGATACGACCAACCTTGTCAGTCTGTGTGCCTACGATACGACCAGCCGCCCAAGGTGTGATTGGTGTCTGCACTCCGTTCTTCTCCACGTTGAAAGAGTTGTCAACCAATTTGACCTTGCATGAGAACTCGTCCTCAAGTGCCTCGATCATTCGTGTCTTGTTCGGTGCTATACCAGACTGAACAGTTAGAGACGCATAGTTGCAATACAATGCCTTACCCTCTGCCGACTGACGGATCAATGCCAATGTGGCTGGTGTCATGTATAGGAACTTGATCTTTGTTCCCTGTGCTGTGGCTCTGTCGAACATCTTCTGGATGTCGGTAATTGGTGTGTAACCAGACGCACCCCATACCTTTGAGCCGAACAACTGGTTCTCTGTCTTGTAACCGAAATCGGCACGGATTGCAGTTCCGTTGTTCTCGTTGTTGTCAACCTCGCAAAGACCAGTAGATAGTCCCTCCTCAAACATCATCTCAAGACGCACGTCAACACCATAAGCACATGACTTAAGATCACCAAAGATTGCGTTTACAATCGCATTCTCTGTTGTTCCCTTAGCCTTCATCAAGTTGATACGCTCGATGTCGTCCTCGTTCTTCTTCTTCTCCATTCCAAGTTTTGGCAACTTGCCCTTAACGAAGCCGAACGAATCACGCTTCTTTAGCGGTAGAGATGAGTTTGTAGAAACGATGTCAGCCGCTACAACTGAGTTTTTGATCTCTGCTGAATCCCATGTTCCGTCAACTGAAAACTCGTCAGTTGTCATTGTCTTGAACATAAGTTCTGGCTGTGTTAGCTTGTTGTTCCAAGTCTCGTAATACTTCTTTGACAAGCCACCAAAGTATTTCAAAATGTACGATGCCCAAATTGATTCTCCCATTTCTCAGTCCTCCTTTTACTCGTTAATAAAGTTGATCTGTGGCAACGCTGTTTTGATTGCCGCTGTGATTGGAGCAGGGCAAACACCAGCGTTTACCTGTCCCATTGTCAAGATAGCCGCTCTCGGATCAGCAGTTAGGATTGTAGCCTTTAGCACTCCAACTGCTCTTGATCCAGAAGGAATAGCGTCCCACGCTCCAGATGTGATGCCAAGTGGCTTGTAGTCTGTGCCATTGTGAACGATGATTGTACCAGCCTTGATAACTGGATCAGTAATGCCGTCGACCTTTAGTGTGCGACCACCTGCAACGTCGGCAACATCCTTGACCACTAAGATTGAGGATAGACCGTCATTGACAAGTCCTTCCTCCGATGTCAATTTTGCAAATGCACTCATTTCTTTTATTTTTTAAGTTGTTTTTATAGTCCAAGACTTTCGGCAATAGCCTTGATTTCGGCTTCGTTTGCTTCCTTTGGTTGCTGTTTGCCCCCACCAGCAGGAACACCGAATGTCGTGCCGTTTGATGCCAAATCTGTCTTGATTGAGCCTACCTCGGCTTTGATTTCCTCTTGCAATGCGTTGAAATCGTCGTCGCTCATGCTGTCGAAACTCATGCGAGAGTAAGGCTTGCGAAGATTCTCTGGCAGTTCGGAGATGATAGTCTGGATTGCCGATTGACGTGTGTTCACAATCTTCTCCTTTTTCATCGATCCAACCTCCGCTGTCAACGCTTGGATCGCCTGTAGCAAGGCTTGGTTTGCGTCTGGTGTCGGTGGGGTTGGCGGTGTAGGTGGAGTCGGTGGCTGTGGTGCATCAACTGGCTTGCCATCCTTGATTCCGTACTTCTTCTCATAGTTCAAGATTGCCCCTTTTACTCCCTCAGTCGTGCGGTGGTCTGCGTAAGAATCAAGAACCTCTTGAAAGCCTACCCCCTCGACATCCGAATCAATATCCGATTCGTTTGCCACTTTGGTTGCCAGTTTAGTTGCAATTCTCTCCAGAATGTCGGCACGCACCCCAGCGAATTTGGTTTGCAATGCCAATAAAATCTTCTCTTTCATACTATTGTATTAATTTTCAAATGCAAATATAGTTTGTTGCGTTGAATTTTGTACTTTATTAAAGTGCATTTTTAAGCGTTTTCCTCAAAATATTTGAGTAAAAGACGCATTGTTACGAAATGCTGTTCTACCTCCAAGTCGTCGCTATATGTGATTGTCTGCTTCAATCGGAATGAGTAGTCGCTCATTTTGCGTATCAACTGCCCAGCCAGAATGATTCTCTCATCCTCGTCAGTTACCACCTTGTCGTTCTCGTCCGTCAATGTGACGTGCGAAAGCACCCATTCTTCCGTTAAGTATGCTTTGCAGTGAAGGTTGTCTACAAAATCGTTGCAAGCCTTCATAACCTCTTTCAATCGTGCCATGTTTGGGATTCTGACACCAGTCTTACCCCTCACGATGTCTGGAACGTATGCGAGCAACGTGACAACGGCTTCACTCTGCTGTAGGTAGTCGCCAGCGGTCGTGAATCTGATGATCACGTCCTCCTTGTTACTGTCTCTCGGTCTCATTCCGTCATGATACACCTCGCCATTCACGGCTTGTGCAAGTTCCGAACCTTTGACAATCTTGTAAAGATCGGTTACGATGTCTATCTGTGTTTTCATTTCCTTCTGCTCTTAAAATCCAAATAATCTTGATACCAGTATGGTGTGCTTTTTGCCCCCACTATCTTCTGGTAGTTGGTCTTTACATACTGCTTGAATTGTGTCGGCATTCCCTTTATTCGGTGTACACTCTGCTTTGTCGGCTTACCCTTCAATATCAGCTCTATGTCGTGCTTTACCTCGTCAATGCTCTTCAATATTGGGTACATCTCACATTCACAGAGGGGATGCCATCCAGTCCAGCAGAACTCTTTCGGATAGCGTCCTTGCAACTCATCGCAAATGTCGTAGATGTCGTGGTGGTCGCTCAGTTTAATTTCAAAGCCGATGACGAAATCCTGCTTCTGGTATTTCTCCCATTCGGCTCTTCGGTATGCCATGTTTGTCTCGGTCAGTATCAGTCGCCTTGCGTTCTTATATGCCGAACGGTAAACACCACGTCCAGCGTTCTGGTTCGCATAAACAACACCCTTGAAACGTCCTTTCTCATCCCTCAAACGCTCTGCGATGGTGTCTGGGTGGTTAAGGTAGCGACGGAAGTCCTTGTTCATCTGCTGTGGCGTCTTTCCTTCCTTGACCATATACTGCAACATATCCAGAATTTCGTTTTCAAAATTTTGGTTGATGTTCCACACTCGGTCACTCAAATTCATGCCGTTTCGCTTACGCTTCGTGAACTGCTTGATCGCTTCGGTGTCGGTCGCACTCCATTTTTTGTCAAATAAACGTGCGTTTAAGCCAGTTTCTTTGATGATGCGTTTAGTTAATCGGTTGGACTTGTTATCGGCTATTTTCCACCCCTTTTTGACGCTCTTTTCTGCAATGGCATAAACCTTTTCGTATGTGGAATAAAGCGACATGTTAAGCCTACGCTCGACAGATGGATAGTCGGACGGATTGAAGGAAGTGAGCGTCGGATAATCGCCCACCTCCTGCTTTAGAATCTCGGTCGCTTCACGCATAGTGTCGAGATAGACACCCTCCACAGCGTTCTGCGTGTTCCTTACCAATCGCTTTATTTTGTTCTGCCATATTGCCATAACTCAGCGTCTGCAAGTTTTTCAAGTGCCATTTCGGCTTCCGCTTCCTGTTTCAGCAACTCCATTGTCTTGGTTGCGTCATCACTCCATCCCAAGAACTCGATTGACTCCTGCTGGCTCATAAGTGGCTTGTTTCCGTTTGCTCTCATCAAGTCGGCAATGCTCTCCTTGTCGTTTCCGATTGTGAACGGCACGATCTCATTCTCCACCACCAATGCGTCCAACTCCTCTCGGTTGCAATTAGGGAATATTTGTGCGAAAATGGACTTCACCACGCTCACCTCACGGTCGAAGAACTCGATCCACATTCCGCTCTCGTCAACCACCTTCAAATGAGCGTCCGTAAACAACTGCTTTCGGCTCTCTCCGCTCATCGGTGTAGATTTCATGTTCTCGTAACTGAAATCTGGAATTTGCAAAGATGTGTAGAACTGCTGTCTGATCTCGTTCATGAAGAATTGCAAGTTGTCGGTCGGCTGATTCCATGTAATGTACTGGGCATTTGCACCGCTTGGGAATTGCAAGATACCTCTGCTTTCCTCGTTCTCGTTCTTCTCCTTGTTGTACTCGATAACCTCCTCACTGAACACAGCGAACAACGGCTTTGAGTTCTTACGCAGGTAGTTTCCGTCTCTTGACATCGCCCACTCCAACTCTTTCACGTTATCGCTCAAATCCTCCCAGATAGGTGTCTGTCTGCTGATGTAGACGGCTGGAATCTTGCCCATCGTTGTGTTCTCCACGATTGTCTGCTCCCATCCGTCGCCCTCGTCCACCCATCTGATATGCTTGTCGGCTGTGTAGGTGTCGAAGTATTGCGTCTGGCTGTCGGCTTCCTTGCTCTTTGTCAAAACGGAGAATGCAGTCAAATCGCCATACTCGTCAAAGTAAGGGTAAAGAGCGTCTCCGTCCATCGGTGAGAACGTGCGACAGCGTACCTTCACTTGGCTGTTGAATCCGTATGCGTTGTTTGGCTGTTTGACGGTGTACCAGATTGTGGCACACTCGCACGAAGCGAATAGTTTCTTTCCTCTCGCAAGGTTCATCGAATCTATATGCACCTTCTTGAAGATCTTCTCCAAGTAACCAGCGTATTCCTTCTGTGTCTCGCTTTCGTTGGTCTTGTACACTCGCTTGACAGGAATGCCGAACATCATGCCAGCCATTCGCTTTGTCGCCAAGCGTTGCATATCGTAAGTCACTCGGCTTACACGCTCCACCTTTCCACCGTCAACCACGATGTCTTGGTATTCGCTTGTGTTCATCACCTCATGCTGTCTCGGATCGTACTGCTTGACAAGATCCGCCCACGCTGGAACGCTCGTCACCTTCTTCTGCAATTCCTTGATCGCTTCGTCGGCTTGCAAGGATAGTATGTCTCGTATCTCCATATTCGTTTGATTTTTGGCAAATTTACTACTTTTTTTGTACTTTATTAAAGTACACTTTGGAAAACACAAAAATAGCCATTGGTGCGACACCAACGGCTTATTCCTGTGTGATACATCAGCGTTTCACAACACAGACTTCTCACAATCTAAATTTTCTTATTTCGAATGCTAAATTACTGATTTTTGTAGTTTCTTGCAAGTTTTACCACAGAATTTTTGTCAGTTTGCTTCGGTCGACGTTGCGAGGAACACCACCCATGATTTCCATCATGCAGTAATACCTAATTGCATCCCAGCAATGATTATACGCATCAATCGGCTTGTTTAACCACTTGCCGTCCTTGTCTTGCTGATATGTGTAGTTCTTCGCTTCTTTGATTAGATTCACGCTTCGTTTAGTGATAAATATCTTCATTCCTTGAATCGTCATGATTCCAGCTTCTATCGAATTAGGGTATTTCTTCACAGGATGAATATTTATTCCTGCCCTATAAACCTCTTGCACCAGACGAGGGTCGGCACTCTCGGAAATGACTTTCAAATCCTGTACTTTCTTTAATTCCCTTATGATGTCGCTTGTCAGCATCTCGGTTCGGTAGCACAACTCGTCAAGGAATAGAGCCACACCATCGTATCCACATTTGACAATCGCTGTTGGATCTGAACTATATCCCAAGTCCATCCCGATTCCGACCTTCTTGCAATGCTCTGGAAACTCGTCTATAAGCTCGTATTTAGGGAATACCAAACCTTCTACAATGGCTTGCAATCCCAGTCCGTAGATTTGCCACAATGACTTGTTTTTCCATTGTAGGCTCTCAATTTCTTCTTTGACTTTTTGTTCCAAAAAGAAATTGTCCTTGTAAGTCGTGATGAAATGATATGTTCGTGGATCTTTATTCACATCACAAATCCAATGCTCGTCACTGAACGAAGGGTTGTAGTCTATGATTGTGAATTTGGTTGTACGCAACTGCAACTGCGTCCACTCATAGTATGATATTTCATTCGCTTCATTCACATATAGGATTTGTCGTTTTCTTCCTCGCAATTTCTGCTCGTTGTCGCATCCGAAGAACTCCACCCATGAGCCATTTGAAAACGAATAGATGTGGTCGCTCTTGTTATATCGCTTGTCATCGTACACGTTGATTGTGTGCAATATCTCAATGAAATCACGCATTGCAGACGCTTTCAACGCTGTCAATGTTTCACGGCAAATTGAGACCGATGTGTTAGGCACTCGCAGACACAACGAAACAAGCCATATAAGAGTGTTATATGTCTTGCCAGAACGTGAAGAACCCTGCTCGCTCGCAACTGAAATGCCAGCGTTAAAGGCTTTCTCTATCTCCTCATATACTCGTGTCGCTTGCAGTTTCATTCCTCTTTGTCTACTTGGTTCTTGCTGTAGATAATCTCAATCTGCATAGGTTCGGAAACTATATCCTTGCCGTTTGTCGTGATGTCGGTTGCGTCGTTTATTCCGTTTAGTCTTGCTGTTAGGTTTGAATTGTACAATCCGACCATAGCACCGCTTACTTGCTGGCTTTTGATTGTTTCTTCTATCGCACGTATGACCCTAAGGAAATCATCGCTTTGGTTTGTTTCCCTCTTTTTGAATTCAGTCCAGTTAGTAATGCCAGCCCATACAAGAAAACCGTAAAGCACATACGGTCGTCTTGCTTGCACAGTTCCCTTTTGAGCCTTACGTAAATCGTTTTGCGAGCCTTTCTCCACGTTCATTCGTGAAGGCAGATCTATTGGGTTGTTGTCGCACCAGTCGCAGTAAGATGTGAATTTTTTCCACAATTTCTCTGGTGTGTCATATTTTGGCGGTCGACCCAATGGATTGATATGTTTGATAAATTCGTTTGCCATAATCAGTTTATTTTCTCCGCTTTCTTTCCTGTCAGTTTTTCCCACAACTCGACTTGGCTGTTGGGAACATAAATTCCCTCTATGACCTTGTTGTTCGCTGTGCTTGATAATATGCCACGCTTTGACACGGACGCTACCCTTGTGAATGTGTTTGGCATAGAGTATTCGCTGACCATTACCAACTCTTTTTGGCTCAATGCCCACTCATAGAACGCTTGGTGGTCGAAAGAGCCTGTAGTGTATTCCACCGTCCCTCTGTAGGGAATGTCGCAGTATATGAGCGAGTTTGGCTTTATTTTCACATCGCTGTACTTGCCAGTAGACATTGTAAACCTCTCCAAACTCTCCAACCTCTCCAACCTCTCCAAACTCGCCAACCTCTCCAACCTCTCCAAACTCGCCAACTCGGCTCTTTCATCGCCTATCTTGATTTGCCCCTTCTTGATTTTCGGCACGATGTATTTCTTCCAGTGTGCCATAATCGCCAGCCTTCGGTTCTTCGTGTTGGTGTAGTTTGTCTTTTTGAACGGAATGCCGTATTTGTCTGCAAGCGTGTAGTCGTTGAACATTATCGCATCCCATAGTGCGTGCTTTATCTTCTCGTTCTCTGGTGAATAAAGATACCCTTTGTTGTTGTTGTTGCCGAAACTCCACACCATTGCGATATAAGCGTCGCTGTCCTTTTTCGCTTCAAACTCCTCTCTGCTTATCCATCGGTTCTCGTTGTGGTATTTCCCTTTGATTGCGTCAAGAAACAGCATTGAGAACGGATTTAGATCATTAGCGTGGATATACTTGAATTTGTTGGTCAGCAACGCTCCGTGAGTAATCGCACAGCCACCGCAGAACAGGTCGTAGAAATGCTCCGCTTTCGGCATATTGCCTATCACCCACTCCACGATGGAGTTTTTGCTTCCCATGTATGGCAGTCCGTAGTTCATATCACTTGAATTTCATTCTACACTCGTAACCCATCGAGTCAACCTTGCTGAACACCTCATTCTGCTGTTTCTCGCTGTTGCATATTATCTCAACCACAAAGGCTGTATTGTTGCTTGCTTCCTCTGGCTCTTCCTCTTCGGTCTCCACATCGTCAACATCAAAGTCTGGCAGTTCCATTCCCCAGTCCGTCAACTCGTCCACGTCCCACTCGTTAGCCAGCAGGTCGAAGTCGTCCTGTCCGAATCCCTTGTTGTCCTTGATGGTGTACTCCCTCAACTTCTCAACTGGTGTGTCAGCGTCCAGAATCTTGCATGGGATCTCTTTATGCCCCAAGTCTTTACAGGCACGCAGTCTCATATTTCCTCCAACCACCACGAATTTATTGTTGAACGGATAAACTATCAGCTCACGCAACGAAAGCATCTCTGGAGCGTCGGAAATGCTCTTTTTCAACGCTTCGTATCTGTCGTCACGGATGAATCTCGGATTTTTCGGCAACCCTTCTATCTGCCCCTTGTTGACCTCAAGTTTTTTGATGTCAATGTTCTTTGTCTCGACCATAATCTAATTGTTTATTTGGCAAAAATATAAAATGTACTTTATTAAAGTACACAAGCGACAAAAAAATAGGTTGGAATCGCTGTAATTCCAACCTACATGATCAAAGGATTTAATATTAGGCTAAAAACGCTCAGTTTCACAACCTTGCGTTTCTAAGTTGAAAAAAATATCCATGTGCGAATATACGAAAATATACTTTAATAAAGTACAAAAATTATAATTTAAAATTTAGTCTACTATACCTCCATGATAGTATTCCGTAAAAGAATCATACGGCTCATAAAGATCATAATTGCTCCCTGCTTCCATAAGACGCTTCACTGATTCGCTTTCATACCTGTAAGCACTTCGACAATATCTTCCATGATTGCAAGCTAAAGATAGAAATTTTCTTAGCTGGTCTATTGTTCCAGAGATTGATCCGTCTGCATTGACTTTGACTGAACTATCTTTTATGTCACTCTTCCAAGTGTACTTGTTCATATCCTCTGTGTGGTTGTACTTCTTGTTGTCAAAGTCCACATACTGCACCATTGTTGTGAGCTCGATACGTTGTTGTTGATGCTCTCTGAATGCTTTTATAACACAACTGTCGTTAGTCAAAATCTCGGATGCCACTTGGTATGCATACTCATCATGCACGAAATATCTCCAGCCATGCTTGTATGTCAGTTGGTTGTCTTTAAGAATAACGCTTCCTCCTGCTCCTTGAGCATCCTTAAAATACATACGATTTACTTTTAGATCGTACATTAGCTTTGTCAATAATTCCGAACTATTCATAGTCTTTTGTTTTTGTGTGGGAAACGAATCCCCAATGGTTAATAATTGTTAAGCTCGTTGTTGTATTTGTTCGACCACTCCTTTACGATTCTCTTGCCACACTTTAGTCTGTATGTAAGTTTGTCAGTCTCACGGTTTGCATCAAAGATTGCCTCCTCGTCTGTCGATGCCCAGATGACCTCGCTTGTTATCCATACTCCGAAGAAATACTCCAGCTTATATTCGTTTTGCAATTCCATGTTTTCCAAGTCGCTGATTTTTGTTGTGAATTGTATCATAGTCTTTTGTTTTTTGTGGTTATAAATTAAAATTTTGAAACCGATATTGCTGTTGTAAGTGCCAAGCCTAAAGAAATATTCATCTTCTTTAGCTCGTCGAAGTTCGCAAATGCCTTTGTCTCTTGCTCGTCAGTCAAATTATAATGTTTAGAGAACTCACAGAAAAAAGCGTATGCGATTTCGTTGCTTACTGTTGTCACGTCCATCTTTAGAATTTCATTTGCTTTCATAGTTTCTTGTTTTAATTGTTAAACCTCTTTGTTCTTAATTACAATGCAAATATAACCTCTTTATTTGAATTGTGCAATACTTTTCAAATATTTTTGCAACATTTTTCAAAAAAACCGCTGATTTTCGCAAACCAACGGTTTCAGAACTTAAATAAATGAATGTATAGATAGTAAATTATTTCTTCCTTATCTCAAACCCCAGTGCGACAGCGTGCTGTTCCTGTACCGCAGACCGCCTTGTGGTTTCGGTGTAGTAGATCACATCAGAACCTTTTTCGGAAATGTAGCCATGTTTGCACTTCATGTTTGACTTTAGCGTTTTTCTGCATGGATTGCTACCGAGTTTGTATTTTGTCTTTTGTTCCAGACCATACAGGATGCGTCGCTTTTCTTGTGCTATTAAGGCTGTCATGGTTGCCCTATGCTTCGCTCTCCCCTCTTTGCTATTGCCCTTTCTCAGTCCAACCGATGTCCATTCCCTTACGATTGCCATATCCTTGACAAGATTGTACCTTCTCGCATAGTTGCCTATCGTTCGGCTTGTCACATTAAGCACCTTTGCAAGATCCTCTCGTATGGTCGTCGCAAAGTTCGCTTTCAGCCACTCGATCTGCTCGGCATTCAGTTTGGTGTTCTTGTTATCCAGACCTGTCTTTGTCGGCTTCCTTGCTCGCTTCTGCTTGGTTTCGACGTGGATCTCATGTCTTGTGTTGTTCAGTCTTGACAACCCCTCTATCGTGTAGCCTTGTATCGAGTAACTATTCTCCATATTCGTGAACCTCCATTTTGTTTCTCTCCATGAACTCGTCGAAATGCTCCCTTGCTTTTGGTTTTAGATTCTTCCTTATCTCCTCGCAATCGTAGTACACGAAATCGCCTATCTCGTGGAATGTCAGCAACTGCTTGAACAGCATGATGTGATGCGACGAGTAACAGAAGAATCGGTCTAAAGCGTGGCTGTTTATAAGTTTCATAACTTAACTTTAAAATAGTTTTCCAAAAATTGCTTATAGTCTATCGTGTTTTCAAACAATCCTGTTTGTTTTGACATCTCGAAATCTACTTGTTTGTCGTAGAATAGGTCTCTGACAAACCATTCATAAACATTCTTATATGTTCGTTGAATCTTGCTGTATGGGTGGTTGTCCAAGAATTTTTGACCATTGCGTATGTAGAAACGAACCATCGAAGGGTATTTCTTGAACTCTTCCAACCTCAGTCTTGTACTTTTCAAAGGGCAACACATACACCCTAAACGTCGGCTGACATCTATACCCCCATCAGTGTAATATAAAGGATGCAATTCAATGTTTCTATCTACCACAAAGTCTCTTATATCATCGTCAGTCCAGTCGAGTATGGGATAATATTGAACCACATGGTTTTTCTCCGTTTTAGCACCGAAATAACGGCATTCAGTCGGTTCTGTGTATCTCTTTGCTCGCTTTACTGATTCGGCTCTCCTAACTCCGATTATTGCTTTATCCATAACCTTGTACTCCTTGAGCATTCCGCAACAAAACCTCTTGAACCGATTTGGAAATCCTGCCTGTTGAATTATCTCTCCAAAGTTCTTCTTCGGTTGCAACACCTCAACTCCCTTATCCCTTGCGTGCTTGATTGTTCCTGCGGGATCTATCGTTGTGTTCTTGTAGATCGCTCGGTAGTTGATGCCACTTTCCTTTGCCAGTTGCAGAATCACGTCGCTGTCCTTCCCTCCAGAATATGCCACCTCTACGGCTTCTCCTTCATCTAATTTGATCGACTTGATAAGTTTTATCGCTCGTTCTATTTTCACTTGTAATTCTGGTCTCATACCTCTGCTCTTAAATATTCAGTAATCTCATTTGCGAACTCGTCTACGGATCGGCAAATGATGTACTTGTAGCCTTGCTCCTCGACTGCCTTCTGGTATATCTTCTGGTGCGGTGACTGCCTGCCCTTCGGTGCTTTCAACTCTATCTTCAAGCCATGATAGCCTTGCGACGGCACTTCAAGGAACAGGTCGGCTACTCCAGCGACCACACCCATTTTTTGCATCTTGTCTGCTGTCGCTCCGTCTCTATGCCCTCCGTTGGGAACATGGAAGAATAGTTTCTGATCAATGAACTCTTGCAAATTCGCCTTCATCCATTTGATGCAATCTTCCTGTATCTTGTCTTCTATGTATGTCGGCTTCTTTCGCTCCTTCTCCTCCAGCCTGCCTGTCTTGGGATTGTAAACAAGTTTGGGTGTCTTGCTTTTTTTGTTTGCCCCATATTTCTTTTTCAACGCTTCCCATAGCGTCTTGCTTGGTTCTCTCATCTGTTCTTTGTTTTGTATTCTTCAAACGTGGGTGTACTCCAGAATATGAATCTATTGTTCACCCATCGTTGTAATTTTATTAATTCATGTCCACTTGGCAACGCTTGCTTGTCGTACAGCATCACATAAGGTGCATATCCGTTTTCTCGTAGCCAGTAGATGCGTTCAAGATCACTATCCAGCACCCTTCGTTCCTTGTCTCCACACAGGCAATAAACTTGCAGATTGTGTGCATTGATCTTTGACTGCTCTCTGAATGTCTTGAATTTTGGCTGTATGATGTCCTTATCTTCGTACCTATCCCAAGCGAAATGAATCGCTGAAATCTTAATCTGTGCGAGCATTTGAGCCTTTTCTTCGGTCATCATGCGAATATCAAGACCTTGATTGAAATTTACGTTGGCTTTACTTTCGATCAGTTGTTGTAAAATGTCTCTCCAGTCCTTGCAAGCCAGTGTGTTGGGATCAAGTAATTCAATATTCTTTTGACCTCGCCAAAACTCGCTCAAATCGGCAACTTTTACACTCTTCAAGCCTTCTTTCGCCTTGACGTGGCAAAAACTACAACCTCTCGGACAACCTCTGCTCATGAATCCGTATGCAGTGTCTTTTGTCCGCTCTGGATATATGCTGTAGTCTGGATATGTATGTTCTATCTCGTAGGGCAACGGAGTGTCTATATCCTTGTTGTAAACTTCCCTGCCGTTGATGTTCTTGATCGCATATCCAGATCCACCCTTTATCACCTCGTCGGCATCAACGACAAACGGAAAATTCTGTGAGAATGAAAACACTTTGCTCATGTAAACTCGGTCGCAATGACCAGTAAACACGTCATACCAGACCACTTGATCTCCGTTTGCCTTGTGCCATGCCGACAATTTCATCAGCGGAAGATTAGGGTGATTATGACCGTCTACGTCTATCAGTCCTATCTTCATCTCGTTCCTTGCTTTTTATCGCTCTTGTTACAACTCGCCTAATGTGCTGTGCTTCGTGATCGCTCCTGCCATTAGCCAAATTGCGTATGCGTATTTCTACTATTGTTTTGTTCATGTCAGTCAAATAACGATTTCTGCACCCATTTCTCTTGCTTCTCTTTCGGTGCTTCCATCGGCTGTTCTTTTATCGGTTCTTCCACCTCTATCGGTGGCGGTGTGAGGTCGAAGCATTTCGCCATCGCTTTCGACATTCGTATTATCTCCATTTCTGCCATAGCCTTTTCAAACGCTGTTGATGACGCTGGTATCATGTCGACGCATGGCTTCGGATTGCCTATCTTGCACTGGTATAACGCTTCAAGTTTCGCCCTTCTCTCGTCCTCCAGACGCATCATTGCGTTACATTCGGCTCTCATCTCATCGTCGTTGCTGTATTGGCTCGGTGCTGGCATTTTGCGTATTGATACCGATTGCGTCCAGAAGGGATATTTTACATCGTTGACCTCGTAACCTCCGTAATATTGTAACGTCAGTCCGTCGGCAACCAGCACCCTTCCGATAAGTCCGTTGATAGCCAGATTCAAGGCACACATCTTGACCGATTGCGAGTCAATGTCGTTACCCATATAGTAAGCCACATTCGGTCTCTTGTGCTTGATGTATGTGTTTGCATGGCCTAACAGTGTTCGACCGCTACCCACAGCACAATCAAGAACCGTCACTACACCCTCTTTCGGTTCTCCGTCTATAACGTCTGCCATGAAGTCGCACAGGCACATAGGCGTGTAGAACTGCCCTAACATATCGGCTTTACCCTTGCTTTTCACAGCACCCTCGTAGAAATCGAAAGCGTCTATTATTCGCCCCATTCTCTGCTGTTCCTCCACCCATTCAAGCCACATGAGGAATATTTCAAACCAATCGCTGTCCTGTACGCTCTCCATCACCTTGACCACATCGCATCCGTTGTCTTGCAGTCGCTCATAGGATAGAAAGTCTATGAATGCATCGAGCATATCAGTGAAGCACGTTGCGAGGTCTCTGCCCTTCTTGAACGCTCTTTCCGTGATGGCTTTGATTATGCTGTCGCCCTTCATAGTTTTTTGCTCTTTATCATTTCCATCAGTTGCTCGCACGATTCCTTGATCGTGCCGTTGTTGACCAGAATATAGTCGTAGTCGGCTAACTGGATTCTCTCGGTGTCTCTTGCCTTTCTTGCTTCGTCAACATTCACAGCGTCACGCTCCACCCATACCTTAACGATGTTGTACTCGTCGCCATATAGTTCTTCAAGGAATTGCACTCCCTTCTCGTCAATGACGTATGTTACTATGCTCTTGACGCAGTTGTCAATCTGGCACTTATACACCCAGTATTTGTTTCCACCAAATGTGGTCTGTGCTATGCGTCTGCCAAAATGCTTGTCAAGGTCTGGAATCTCCTCATCACTGACGAATATATGGTCTATTCCGTCCTTTTCCCCTTCTCTTATCGGTCTTGTCGTAAAACTCACGATTGTGGGGATTCCGTAGTCCTTTTCCAGTGCTTGGCAAATGGTTGTCTTTCCACTCCCACTCTTGCCTACTATGCAGATTATTGTGTTCATTGTTCGTGCTTATTTTGTTTTAATCTTTCAATTTCTGTCTGAAGTTTTAACGTTTCTCTATGATATCGCTTGGATAATTCATCATGACTCTTATCGAGATTACTAAATAGATCTGCCATAGCGTCATAATCTCTTTTCGCTTTAGCATTCTCTTTTGCTTGCTCTCTGTAAAAGTCTCTTGACTGCTTACATTGTTCGTACCAGTCCTTATACTGATCATATCCTCTTTGGCATTCACTTAATGACTTGATGCAACATGTAAGACACCAAACAAGAATGGCTATTATTGATGATAAAATTCCGACAATCATTTCTTCAAGTAATTATAAATCGTTGATGTTGACACTCCCAGATATTCGGCTAATAGCCTTGCTTCCATGTGCCTGTGAGCCAACAGCCATTTCTTCCTGTCGCCTTGAATTTTGCGTTGCTTCGGACGTGGAATGATCGGCTTGCTTGTCAACTCCATATCGTCTGGCTGTGTACCGAATAATGTCTGTGTCATCTTGTTTTTACATAGTTATCAATTATTTCTCTACATCTTTCCTTCATCGCATTCAAGCGTAATGATTTAACTGATTCCACCGAAACTCCATTTGGTATTTCCGTTGATTGCTTTGATCTAACTTTGACAAGCGGATCAATCAACTCATAACACAAATACGATTTTTTCACTTTCTCTTCTGTGCAATTCCTCACATAGAGGATTTCCTTTTCACTCTCCTCTAAAATCTTGCATTGCTTGCTTTCGTGTACGTCTAAAAATGCCATAATTTACTTTGTTTTTACCATTGTGTTCTCTATTATCAGCGTGTCGCCCCTCTGGTCTACCTTCTTGCATTTGACCACCTCGTAACCGTCCACAGGTTGCGTGATAAACCGCTCCACAAGCATTCCCAACGCAAAGGCTAACACACATACTATCGTTGCTCTCATTCTTCCGTTCTCTTGATTCCTAAGTACATCTCCAAATGCATCACGTTTGCGAGATAGAATCCGTCACACACGAACCATTCTTTTTCGCTTTCATGATAACCGCCTAATTTGAACGCTATATTCATCGTCTTGCGTTGCACTACCTTGTCCTTGATTGTCGCTTCGTAGACGTGATAAACGGCTTCTTTCGTTCGCTTCATGGATGTTTGTACCCAGTCGATGTTAGTTATTCTCATTTATGCTTTGTAAGTTTGTGAAAAACGTCTCTATCCGATCTATGTCCTTCTTTGCGAAATTCTTGAATCTGTACACAAGCGACAGCCATGCTTTGTGAATGTCATATTCCCTTGTGTATTCAGTGCTATTCTTTAACGCATAGTGGATCTTCATCTTTCCGTCGCCAGTCGCCCAGATGTCAATCAGAATGTTCATTTCTTCTTTCTTTTCCTGTTAAGACTGCGACCTTTGACAAATCCGTCGTTATACCCATTGTTGTACGCATCCTGTGTAAGTTTGTTGACCATTTGAGTATTCCACTCTTGTTGTTTTCTGTCGCTTTCCTCGATGTCGTCTAATAGCTCTTGTGCTTCATCCCATACTTTTTCTGCTTTTTTGAAGTAGTAAATGCTCGCACCGAACTCCACACTCATAATTATAAGGAATATTATCGCTATCATTTCCTCTTTGTTTAAATCAGTAGGGCATTACACCCTACTGAATGGTTAATCTTTAGAAAGGCAATTCACCGTTATGTGATCCTTGAACTTGTCCTCCAGCACTTGGATAAGCCTGTGCAGGTTGTTGCTGGTAGGGCATCTGCTGTGGCTGTGCTGGTGCTGTGAACGCTTGCTGTTGTGGTGCTACTGGCTGTTGGTAGGCTTGTTGCATCGGCTGTTGTGGCTGGAATTGCTCGGCTCTGAAACAAGCGATAGCGTTATACCAGCGTCCGTTGTACTCTCTTGCGTCTATGCTACAAGTCGCCTTGACTGGTGTTCCGTTACCGTAGCACATTGAGATGGTGTTGAACACGTTTGCATCCCACATAGCCACTACCACCTTTCTTGACGGATAGTTGGGATTGTTATTCTCATGCTCGATTACCACTTCCCATTGCATCTTCTGCTCTCCTGTCTGTTTGCTTGCGTAAGGACGCTCGAATGTGGCGATAACCTTACCGATAAATTCGTATGTCATACTCCTGTTATTTGTTTATGATTCTACCCATACCTCCTCAAAATAGGCATCAAATTTTTCTATGTCATCTTCTCTAACATAGCAACAAACCTCTGCCTCTTGCGGATCTCCGCATCCACTCAGTTTAATATCTACTGAATCTAATATTGCTCCCATGTGTTGAATAAAATCCAACTTATCTGGGACATTAGTCCAGTTTTTGTTTTCGATCTCAAATTTGATCGTAATCGCTCTTGTTTCTTTCATACTCTTGTTATTTGATGATTCCTTCAATGTTGATTTTCTCTACTTTGATTAACTCGTCAGTCGGCTGTTTGACTGCGTTGATCTGCTTTGTCACGCTCTCCACGCTCACTCCGTTGATAAGCATCGTGCATCGTGTTTTCTTCTCCTTTGCAGACACCTCGTCAATCAGCGTTGTGTAGATGACCGCCTTGAACCAGAACTCATCGTCGCCATCGACGAACTCTCCGAAATTAACGATTCCAAGTGCCTTTACCTCAAGTCCAGATTCGGCACTCAACGCTGTTAGTTCCTTGTAGACTCTCTCTTCGGCATCTCCGAATGTCTCTGCGTCCACATAGAAGGTCTGGTTTACCTTCTTTCCGTCGTCAGTCTTGTAACTGACATTTGCTTTAATTAGTTTCATATTGTTTTGTTTTACTCCTGTTTCTCTTTTTCCAGATAAAATTCCGCTTCGTCTATGAACCTCATGATCTTGCAGATTATCTTCTCCATCTCTGGTGTTTTCTCAAGCGTGTAGTCGCCTTGCATACAGTCAAAATAGTCAATCAACGCTTCACTTATGATGATGTTTTTAGCCGATTGCTCTCGCTTGTCATGAAGCCTTTCATCTATCATCTTGTTAACCTTGTCAATCTGCCTGTTGTACACCTCAACCATCAATATTCCCATCTGTGCCACTACTCGCAACAACGGATATTGGATAGTCTCGTTAGGATATTGCTTTCCGTATGCGTCGCCAATGACGTTGAATGCCCATTCGCTTTCCTTCTTGAACGCTTTGCTCTCTGTGAACTCCTTTGCGTTCTTCGTGATATTGTCTCGCATTCGCTTGTCAAGAGACTGGCTCAAATATCCGTACACATAGTCGTCACGCATCTTCTGGAATTTCTCATTGAGCTTCTTGACATCATGAATCTTGTTTTCTTTGCAATAGTAAATGCAATAGTCGGCATATTGCCAAGCGACTTCGGCTATTACCAAGTGAACAAACGAAATCATGATTTGCTCTTTGGTCGTAAACACTCGCATCATCGTCTCAACTGCCTTTTTATGCTCTTCTTGTTCCTGCTGTTTCTGGCAATCCCTCAGTTTACGGAAATAGGCATTCGATATCTCTTTCCTTACTAATTCGATCGCCTTACTTGTGTATATCTCCCAGCTGAACCTTTCGGCATTGATCCTATACACGTCATCGCTGTTCCTACGCTTGCATGTCAATACTTTTGATCCGTTCTTTGTCTCTCCTATCTCAACAATCTGGAATATGTCGTTCTCTTGGATGTGTGGCTGGCACTTACTCTTCCTGTGAACAACTATCCACAATCCGACTGCTTCGATAAGCCGACGCTCTTTCTTGATCGCTTTACTGAATGTGTTCATATCAATCGAATAACGTTTTACAAATGTTCGGCTGACTTTTGCCGAGAATGAAATCGCAGATCCAGTTTCGTGCGTAGTCTGGAGATATTAGGCTTCGTTCTTCGGAGCATAGACCAGATTTCAATCCGGGTTTGCAATAAGCCACCTTTTTGATTTTTTTACTCGGTGTCGGCTGGTATGTCATACCTTTGCTCGCTTTGCATCCGACAAACCAATATTGTGTTGGCTTCTTGAAGAAATCACCTCTTTTCGTCCTGTCCTTATCTATAACGCTTGGCTTTACGATGAAATTCTCGGATAATGACAAATAGTGAAATACTGAATATGGATTCTCAACAACCATCTTTAACTCTCTTTCGTAAACAATGCCAAACAATTTTAGTAGTAGTTGGTAGAAATATTGTCTGTCCTCCGACCTCTTTATGATCTTATCTACTTTTTCCTTTTCGTTCAATATTCTATAATTGATACAATCAAAAGTCATTGCCATTTGCGATTTTTCACAGAAATAGATGCTTGGGAAAAATGCGATTATCAAATCATCCTTGCTGATGTTGTCAAATATGCTCGGTTTTCCGTTATATCCTTTCTCAATCTCGGCAAACAAATCAATTACATGATCTGTTTTCTGAAAGTTGTTTTGAATGTCGTAGTCTTCCGCTGGAATACCCAACTTTATGAACTCGTTCTTAAACGTGCCACTCTGCTCGAAGAAACAGTGTACTTTGCCTTTAATTTCCATGCTCTTATCGATTATCTCCCTTACCTTGTATCTTACCCTCTGCCTTTCGTTTCGCCAGTTTCTGGACGTTCATTTCAGCAACCGTCTCCAGCGTCAATCCTAATCGGTGTGCCAATACTGACAAGTACCATAGCACGTCGCCAATCTCCAACGCTATCTCGTGCAGTTGGTCTGGATTGAGGATAACCTCTCCGTTTTCCTTCGGTGCTTGCTGGTCTCTTACGGCTCGCTTGAACTTACCCATAACCTCGCCTACTTCCTCCACAAGTCCGTCCTTCAAATACTGCTGGTTATAGCACTGAGGAAACAGCACCGTCTCTAATGCTTTTTCTTGATATTCGTTTAATTCCATGTTGTTTGTCTTAATTCAGTTATATACTCGTTCCATCGCTTCATTCTCGCTTTCGCTTCGTCTGTCGGCTGGTCATTGCTCCATAGAATTGACCGTTGCCTTTCTCTTAACCGCTGTGCGAGTGCCGATTGCGACTTGTAATATTTTCTCATTGCGGATTCCTTATTGCAAGGTCATACACTCGCTCTATCTCACGTCTTGACGCTTCATCAAAGTCAGCATAATACTCGCTTGTCTTTATATAGTCCGACAGCTTTACACCCTCTTGTCTCAACAGCTTCATGTCAAGCAGAATCATTCCCCTTCCCTGTGTCATTTCGCTGTCAGTGTAGTGGATCTCAAGTTCATCTGCTGACGTGCGCTTGCATATTGCGTTTGTTTTCATTTCTCATCCTCCTCCTTCTTAAAATGCCACATCCAGCCTTTCCCAAAAATGTCGCACGGATAGTTCATTGTGTTGTCGCCATATATCTTATCGCACTTCTCGTACAATGCACATCTGACACATACTGTTTCATTTTGAACTTTGTCTCTCTTGTCAGACACTCCGTTGACAAGTTCGTATGCCTCTCCGTCTATGATTATTCCGTTTTTCATTTTAATTGCGTTTTAAGCCGTTATTTTCTTGAAATTGATAATTTTATTACTTTCGGTTTTGATTGCGTTATTTATGCGTCAAAACCATATAATCTGCGTTGTTTGCGTTCTACGTTCCAACTCGGTTGAGATAATCGATGCGTCGATAGACCTCTTTCAGCTCCAACAACCCACGTATCTTCAACTCTTGCAATGCCATGTGTGCGCAACTCAGTATGTGTCGGTTGCGTGACGATCTTCGGTATGCGTCCTGCTCCCACATTGCGTACTCGTCGTTTGCCATGTTGACACGCTCTTCTGGTGTGAGGTCGTAGGCTATCTTGAAACCGCTCTCCTTCGTGCAGGCGATCAGCTGGTTGAAGGCTTGTATTAGGTTAGTGTCGTTCATCACAGTGTAGAGTCCGTCACCGCAGATATGCACTATTTCTTGTTTGATTGCCGTTGTGTTCATTGTCTTCTGAATGATTTGTCCGTGTAAACGATTGTGTCATACATTCCGTGTATTCTGTCGTCAACCCTACCCATGTACTTGTGCGCTATCTCGTTTCCGTTGAGGTTGGTTGTCACGATAGTCGGCAACTCGTTCTCGTATCGGTACTCCAGCAACTCGATAATCGGTGTCGTTGAGTTTCCCCATGTCTTGACCACCGTCGGCTCTTCTCCCAGCTCGTCGATCAGAAGCCATGTGATTTTCTTTGCCTTTTCCATCAGCTCCACATCTTCGACAAGTTCCTTTGCCTTGAACAACAAATTGCCGTGATTCCAGATGCCTTTGTTCTCTGGTGTCAGCACACATTGTTTCATCAGCTCTTTGATCGCTTTTAGAGTGACCGTCTTACCGTTGCCGAATGTTCCTCCGATCATCAGTCCAAGTTTCGTGTTTGGGTTCGTCAGCCACTCGCTGATTTTTTGTAGGTTTCCAGCGAACTCTCTCGTCTCTTGGTACGCATTACCGCCACCCTCGACAATAGGCTTTGCGATTACCCTTAATGCGTTGAACACCTTTTCGGATTCAATCTTGAACTTATAGGAAATAATCTTCTCTCGTCGATTTCGGCTCATAGCTTCCAGTCGGGTCGTATTTAGCTTGAACTCCATTGTTTTGCTGTTTTGGTTTGTTTCTTCTTTCCAACTCTTTCCTTGACCAGTCCACGAAGTGGTTTTTTGCGTCCTGCATCGACAAGTGCCATTTGTCTCGCATCTTGCACTCTTGGATGAAATCTTGCAAAAGAGTTTTATAGGCTTCGCTGTCTATGTTTAGTCGCATACATACAAGCGTGAAGAACTCCGTATCGGTCTTTCCCAACTCACTGAAAAAATTTTCCTCGCGCGTTAATGATGATGAAGTATTATTTATTTCTTCTTTATTTAAACATTTATTAAAGGGTTGTGTAATCTGTTGTGTATTTTGTTGTGTAATCTGTTGTGTAGCAATCTGCTCTATTTCTTTCAAACCACCATATATATATGGCTCATTCTGCTGTGTAGGCTGTTGTGTAATCCGTTGTGTAAAATTGAACTGAAATTTGTCGTAATTAACAATGCGGATTTTGTTGATAACGGTTGACCTTTCAATCTCGATCATCCCTTCTGCTTCAAATTCGTTTAGCACTTTAATCACGCTCTTATTGCTCCAGTTCCAGACCTCGCACAGCGTCCTTACACTTTCGGCAAGTTCTCCACGATTGACAGTTACCTTGTTTCCACGTATTGTGAATGTACGTGGGGAATCCTGCCAACGTGCATACGTAAGCATCCAGATCCACATCTCTGGCTTCGTGAATTTATGTCCGTCGCCATATAGAAACTCATTTTCAAAAAGGCTTCTAAATAGCAGGATATACCCCTCGTTCATACTCATTCATTTATGCGTTTTTGCTTAACTCGTTAACAGTCTCCTTAATGGATTCCACGTACTTGACAATTCGCTCGTACTCCCTGCCAGACAACTCCGAATCAGCATACGCTTTCTTGATAAGTTCCTCTCCTGTGCCGTAGAAGCATCCGACCTTCCACATGTCATTGCTTCTCGTCCATGTGAACCAACGCCCACTGCTCCACCAGTTCTTGAATACTATTATGTCTGCGTTGCCAGATACCCTTGCGTTGCCATATACCTCTGCGTCGCCATATACCTCTGCGTCGCCATATACCTCTGCGTTGCCAGATACCCTTGCGTTGCCATATACCTCTGCGTCGCCATATACCTCTGCGTCGCCAGATACCCTTGCTTTGCCATATACCTCTGCGTCGCCAGATACCCTTGCGTTGCCATATACCCTTGCGTCGCCATATACCCATGCGTCGCCATATACCCATGCGTCGCCAGATTGTGAAAGGTTTTTCTCACTTTCGATCAATCCTCCAAGTTCACCCTCTCCTACTATGCCGAACGCTTTCAGTGCTTTGATTCGGAGCATAGAACCTTCTTGTATAGTCGTGTATTTCTTCTCCATACCCTTATGCGTTTTGAGCCATCAAAAAATTCTTGCGTTCAGTGAACTTTTGCAACACGTCTGGGTGTGTCGATACAAACTGCTGGTTTGCTCGGTACAACTCGTTCAAGTCGCTCTGATCATGCACTCTTGACAATGCGCCAACAATCTCGTTAACCTTGTTCTCTGTAGCCTGTGCATTTTCTTCTGGAAGATCCTCTCCAGCATAGATATACAAGCCAAGACCGAACATCGCCAAGTTCTTGACCAAACAACGCATGATCGTCTTGTTGATGTCGAACATATCGGCTGGATTGACTGTCTTTTCAATCCATGTGTTGTTACGTTTATCCCACACACGATATGTCCACGCCCTGTCTTTCATAGCTTTGTTCGCTCCATCCATAACGGGCAACCACATCTCATGCGTCAATCCTCCAGCTGTAACCTCAGTGAATACCATGATACCATATTCGCTGTCGAAGAACGGCAAGTTGTTATCTGGGTTGCGCTTGATAGTATAAACAGCGTCTGGATATGCTTTTTTGAACTCTGCCCATGCGTATGCCCATGACAGATAATTCAATCCATTCTTCTGCTCAACCTTTCCGTTGACATTCAAGGAGTACAACTCGTTGAATTTGTCTTTTGTCTCTTTCTGTGCCATATCTAATTGTTTAATTGTTATCTTGGATTCAATGCACAATAAGTGCTGGCTAATGCCTTGTAATCTTCGTTGTCGGCATTACTCTGTAGCCACTCTTTCAACGCTCCTCGCTGTACCATCTTTCGCTTCTTCAGTTGCACCTTCGGCAGTTTGTTGTCGAACAACTCCTTCGCTTTCTGGTAACCCACTCCAAGCGTCTGCTGTACCTGCTTCAATGTCAACAACTCGTCGTCATTGCTGGCTTTGTCCTTGCTCGCTTCTAATGCGTCAAGACGGTCGCATAATGCGTCGATCTTATCGCTGATGTTAAGCATTGCTTTCAGCAACAGCGTTGTCTCCTGTTCTGCGTTCATGGTCTTTCACTCTCTTTAATTTTCGATATATTGTCTGTGCGTTATATCCTTTTTTGTTTGCGAATAACTGGACGTGGAATGATAAAACACCCTTCGCCATCATTTGTCGCTTAAACTCGTAGAACTCGTCAGCGAGTTTCTTCTCTTGAATGAATTTTGCTTCGTCTTGTGTCATAGTTTGTCGTAAGTCTCTTCTGCCAGCTCCTCCGCCTTTTCGATACGCTGGAGCATGATGTTAATATCTTCGCCGTTTCTCTCGATCATTGCGAACTCCATGCCGATAAGTGGGTGATACCACACGAAATATCCGTAGTTCGCACCAGTGATCCACATCTGGAGCATCATCTGCCAGTAGTAGTCTGCCTTTTCCGCCTTTAGTGAAACACCGTCTACCACGTTCATAACGTATCGTCCGAAGGCGTCCATCTTAGGGCATTTGATTTCGATGATTGCGTTCTCGCTTTCGATGTAACCGTCTGGACTTGCACTTACATACGGCATCTCCTCACGAATGCAAGATCCGTATCGGGAAACGGTTACTCCACGATCGAACTCAAACGCTGATCTTGCAAACTCTTCGTGGTATGTTCCCCAGTCCATTGCGTTGTTGCTTGGGTACTGGTGACGGATAAAATTGTCTCGCTCCTCGTCCGTCATGTCGTCCCAGCGTTCTTTAACCTTACGTTCCATTGCCACCAATGCGATGTAAGTCTTTGCTGAATCACCGAAAATCTCGTCCTTCTTCTTGCTTGCTGTCATCAGCTTTGCAATTTGCGACGCTGTGAACATTCCAAGTCGTGCTTTGTACCAGTCGTATGATCGCTGGTCTTGTGTTAATTGTATCATTTTTACTTTACTTTTAATTATTTGTAGACAGACGTGGTATCGAACCACATCGCAGAGAACTGAATCCCCCGATTACCTGTAGTCTGCCCATGTAACACTCCGTACCTCACGGTAGAGAGTGCCGAATCAATAAATCTCTCGTGGGAATCTGGGGAATCGAACCCCAAAGCACGTCGAAAAGGATATTTGTTTTACCGTGCTTGCTCCTGCTCTGCCCTTATTGCCACTCGCTATTCACATAGTCAGTGGCTCAAAACACTAAAAATCAATTTTATTGAAACAGAAAAAATAAGTAAACTGACATATTAACAAAACGCATCGTGCTCTAATCGTGAGTGATAGTAATGCTGTTGTTATTAATAAATAAGTTAACTGCTGAACTTCTATGGCAACAACCGCACCGCTGTGCAAGTTGGGAAGCTATGCCAACATTCAGTTGTGGGAATCTGGGGAATCGAACCCCTTTCAGTCCGAGGACGTGCCGACGCTTAGCCTGTGGCTATTCATTCACGCTGTCAACCATTGACCTTCTTCCCATGTTTAGGCTCTCCGTATTTCACAATAGAGAAAGCCGACAAAGAATTAATTTAAAATGCTAACAATACATCAAAATGACTTAGTAACAATTGTTAAACGTTGCTCCAGTGTGGGGAATCGAACCCCAGCCGAGTGAAATAAAAATGTGTAGAAAAAAAATTCGGCTTCCCTTACGCACGCTTGCATAAGCACTGGTTGTTGTATCACTTTATCCTTCTCGATCCTCTATCCTTGCGTCAGCGTGCAAGAACTCATAGTCGGTATCGTCATCATCATCTTCGTCGTCATTATAACCGCAACATGGCTCGTCATAATACGAATCTGGAATGTTCCAGTATAGTTTGTCAGTCTTTATCATAGCAAATCTAATGTTGGTTCAACTTCTTCTTCATCTTCATTCTCTCTCTCCCACTGGTCGTACATCCAGTCCTCCCAGTCGTTTGGATAATTCTCTTGATCCATACTCAGTCCTCCTTATCTTTTGTTTTATTGTCTTTTACTGTCAATGCTTCCCAAGCGAATGCAATCGCTGTCGACGCAAATAACAGCCATGCTATCAATTCCCAATCTTCGAGTGTCATAGTAAAATGCTTATTAGTTTGATGATTCCTACCACAGCCACGCTCGCAACTATTGTAAAAACGCTGGCTACAAAATCCTGTGTACTCATACGACTTCTTCGAATGTGATTATTCTTGTAACCCCTTCCCAAGTGTCGCAACCTTTCTCTGTTGAATGGTAAGCGAAGCAGTTAGGAACATCAGCCAAAATCTGCGATTCGTATTTCTTTGTGTTCTCTCCACCGATCGCAGCCCTTTTGCAAACGTCAAACACAAATTCAGCGTGGATGCGTGATTCCGTTTCGGTTTCTACATGAACATCCCAGTTCTTACCGCATCCGATCTTGCTAACTACTCTATACATTTTGTGTCATTTTTATTTGTTCAACTCTAAATTTCTTTTACTTTTGTATAAACATTTGTTTATATCTTTGTTTACACTTGCAAAAGTATAGAAGTATTTCTATATATGCAAATATTTGTTGAACTTTTTCAATATTTTTTTGATGAGAAAAATAGATAGATTTGACGAGTATTTGAAAATCAAAGGGTTAAACGATAACAAAGTCACCGTACTTTTAGGGTTATCAGTTGGAACTTTGGGAAAATCAAGGAAGGAAGGTCGTGATTTGTCTGCTTCCGTTATTGAACAGATATTGAATTATTTCAATGATTTGGATAGCAGATGGCTTATGACTGGCGAAGGCTCTATGTTGAAGGTCGACGCAACTGCAACCAGCAGAGACGAGATCAACCAGACTGGCACTTATAATAATGTGCATGGGGATAATAACGTCAATGCTGATTCAACCATTAATGCCCTAATCGAACGCATAAAGGAGAAGGACGAGCAAATATCAAGGCTCATCACGATCATAGAGCATAAACTATGAACAAGATTCCACGAAACCGACAACGGAGCAAGGAGTCGCAGGAGGTGCTGGATCGATTCTTCGTTGCGTTTGACGCATTGAAAGAAGCGGATAAAATATCAGTGATCGAGATATGTGAGAAGCTGGGATGTGCGAGGAGCAAGTTCTATGACCAGCGATACACTCCGACAATGCACAAACTGGATTTCGACGCACTGCAAATATTGGTCAATCTCGGAGTGTCTGCTGATTGGCTACTCACAGGCAATGGGAAAATGATGAAATAACGCTATATTTGAACAAAAAAAAGAGAATATGAAGAAAGTATTATTATTTTGTTTTTTGCTCGTTAATCTCGTTGTTTATGGGCAAAATTTGAGATTCAAAGGCATTGATCAGAAAGACAAAACTTGTTTTTGGGTGGAGAAAACACTCGTTGAAATGGGATGTAAATTCAAACAATATGATGGTAGTATGAAGTTGTTTGATGGAACATACGCTGGACGTGACGTAGTAATTGGAGTGAGTGGTGTTCCAGACCCTTACGATCCAGGTTCTCAAATCTCAGACATTTCGGTTTTTATTGATGACTTCAAAAGCGTTAGCGAATGGGAACTTGCGTATAGCAACATGAAGGACGCATTACTGAGTAAATTCGGAAAACCTTTCTCCGAATCACAGACTAACACGCTTTGGTATAATTATGTTGATTCGATATACTTGACTTATACTGAGTCTGGCATAGCAATACTTTTTTCTAATTCCGCACAGAAAGAGAAAGCAGAAAAGGAAAAGAAATTGAAAATGCTAAAGAAACATGATGATATGTAACAAAAAAGCACCGTCTCACGATGGTGCTTTCTTATTGATATTATAATTAATATATCACACGTTTTTGGAATTGTTTATGTTGTGTATCCTTGTGGCAGGAGTGCGGATCGAACGCACGATCTACTGGTCATGAGCCAGCCGAGATACCAACTTCTCCATCCTGCTTCCATGGTGCTTCACACCTCACGGTGTTTCTCCATTACCTAACAATAAAACAAAAAACTTTGAATAAAATTTACACAAAGGTGGTTAAACATCTTTGTTAATTATCAATCTCGTAGTGAAATTTTCCTCCGCAGTGGCTTTCGAACCACTTCCACTTGTGACGCATCACCAGTCTGGATATGACTTGGTTAATCATAGCGGAGTATCTGTCGCACGTCTGCGACCTTCAATACAAATTTATTAATCGTACCGAGTGCAAAGATAGAAAATTTACTTTAATAAAGTACATTTTAGCGGTCATAATTAAAGAGTGGATAGATTAGTCGACAAACGAAGGAATCTTCGCCACAGCTTCTTTTTTTTGCTTATCACGGATCTTTGCGTATATCTGGGTGGTCTGGATATTGCGATGACCAAGCAACTTGCTTATGGTATAGAGGTCGACGTTAAGGTCGATCATCATACAGGCGAATGAGTGTCTTGCGACGTGGAATGAGATATGCTTCTTCAATCCAGCCTTTTCCGATATGGTCTGCAAGTGCTTGAACACCGCTGGCTGTGATATGTGCTTGAAAACATGGTCGGTGTCTTTTCCTCTTTCTGGCAACCAATCAAGAGCCGATGGCGACATATCCATGTACTCCTGCCCCTTCGTCTTTACCTGTCGGAATATGATTCTGTAGCTGTCGCCCTCCTTCTCAATGTCGCCCCATTTGAGGTTCAAAACATCGCTCAGTCGCAACCCAGTGCAACAACTGAACATGAACATCCGTCGCACATTGTCCTCGCCCTCCAGCAACTCGGCATTGGCTACAGCATGTATCTCGTCTTTGGTCAGATATGGTCGCTCCGTCTCCTCTCGCTTGATTCCTTCCACCTTGCTGAACTCCTTGCAGTCATAGTAACCTTCCTTTTCTGCACGATGAAGGATGACAGCGAACCGCACCCAGTAGTCGGATTTCGTGTTCTGCTTTAGCGGTAGACCTTCAAGGTATTTTTTGAACTTGATTATAGATGCCTTGTCAAGATCAGACAGCATGGTTTTTTCTCCGAACACATTAAGCAGGTGCTTTATAATCTTGGTGTTGTCCTGTGAGCGAGCATAGGGAATGAATAGAATGTCGCTGGACGACTCAAAGCCAAATTTGTTATTCTGAATATCCACCTCACGCTGTGACCGGATAGCGTTTGCCAGTTTCTTCACTCGCTTTTTCTCCTCGCTGTTCTTCGGATCATAATATAGACGCAGGAACTCATACTTTCTCTCGCCCTTCGCATAGTAGTCGAGATACAGCGATTTCCTTCCGTCCTTCAACGGTTTTTCCCTTAGCGTCACACTCTCAATTTTACCCATAGTTTTTTGTTTTCTGGTAACAAAAGTAACAAATGAGTAACAAAATTGAGTGACAAAACAAAATAATTTGTAATTTTGCAGTCGGACAAAACTACACAAACGTAACAAAACAAAACAATTTCAAACTTTTATTAAAAAAGGTATGAAACTTAAAAAGTAAATTAACCTTTGTCTTTTACTCATTGATTTTTAATATTTTACGCATCTTTATTTTGCTCCGAGTAACAAACGAGTAACAAAATCACGAATTTTTGCTGTTTTTTTGATAAAAATGGGAACGCAATTCACATTGCACACCCACTAATTGAAAATAATAAATCAAAAAAATAAACAATGATTAAGATTTTTAACTCGTAGCCTTTCTAACAATCCAGCCGACAGCGATAAATAGCAAAACGAAGATGAAGGGAATGGCGAACCCTCCCACCTTCATTTTCGCTTCTTCCCATCTTGATAGTCGCTTCTCAACCTCAACTGGATATGGTATGCTGTCGATGACTGTCACTTGCAATGTGTCACGAATCTCCCTATCTCGGTATAGATATCTATATCTATCTCTAAATACTGTGTCGCCCTTGGTCTCAACTCTAATCGAGTCACGCAAATATATAGAATCTCTGAATACTCGGTCTTGATAAGATGTTTTTTCTACAATCTTCTCGACAGGAACCTCTTTGATTACTTTGCACCCCGATAGCAGTACAACCACAACCGCCATGCAGATAATCACAATAGCACTCAATACTGCGTACATACATGACGCTATGCCATCTCTCCTACTCATTTTATGTAGATTTTGCGGTTGAACTGCGTCTCATTGTACTCGTTGTTGATTGAGATGTGAATCCATGACAGATTGTACTCGTCTATGATCTGACGCAAATGGATTTTGCCCTCATCGGCTAACTTGACAATCACGTTCCATAGTTGTTTGTTGTACTTGTCGCCAACGCTCTCGATGTCAACAGCACAGCCGTACTTATGATCGCTGTTACCAGCACCGCCTACAGCCTTGTTCAGTTTCTCGCAACGGAATCCACTATTCACAACGATAGATCTGCCGAATGCGTCACGGATTGTCTGCAACTCCTGTGCCAACTTGGAGATGTATTCCATCTGCTTTGCGTTCGGTGTGTTGTCTATACCCAACCTTCGTGCCGTTGCACTGCCAGTAAGTTCTTCTAAAGTAAAGTTCTTTGTCAAATTCATGTTATTTCTTCATTAGTTCATATATTAGGACAGCAACACAGATGGCATTGCTGGCGATCAAAGGGATGTTGTCAGTCAATATGCCGTTAACCAGCCAGAACACGTTGCCGACACTGACCAAGTATTTGACCTTGTTTGCATCCTTTGAGAGCATTCCAGAAGCTCTAAATGCCGTTGCTATCCAACCTATCGCAGTTGCTATCATAGCCAGATGGATTTAATCGTTTAAATCAATGCCACTACAGGAAAGCCAGCCACCGTTGATAAGAAATCAACCACCTCTGGAGTGCCTTTCTTTGTTATTGCGTCGTAGGCTTCCTTTCCACCTGCGAACACTGCAACCATGCCAAGCGACCAGTGCCATCCGTATGACCAGAACACATAAGCGATCAAGCAACCGACAAGATGGTGCAGTAGATAGTCAGTTCGTTGTATCTTCATTTAGACAATTTTTAGACGATTAATAAGCCGAAGGTGGCTGTCGGTTAACGCATCCATGCACCTCACATTTCATCACCGTCAATCTTGCAACCTCGCTGTTAAGGGTGTCAATCTGTAGATTCTTCTCGTCAATGACGGATTGCATCTTCTCAATCTTCTCACGCTTGTGGTTGTTGCTTTCCCTCACTGCCTTGATTTCCGACTCATAGAAGGCTCGCTGTTCATCACGCTCCGTCTTGAGTTCCTGCAATAACTCCTTCTGTTGCTGGATAACGATATTCTCGTTCTCCAGTTCCTTGTTTCGCTTTGTTTGCTTGTAGAACAGCAACCCACCGCCACCGATCAAGCATCCTACGATTGTTACTATTGTGTTAACGTCCATTTCCATATCATTCCATTTTCTACAAAATTAGAAAATGTACTTTAATAAAGTACATTTCAGAATAAAAAAGACGCTGGATTTCTCCAGCGTCCTAATGAATGACTTGTAAATGTTATAGTTTCTTTACCCAGTCCACTACATCGGTTGCATCTTCTGCTGACACGTCCAAATTCAAATTCTCTAACGTCAACTCGCAGTTATTTTCAGTTAGGACATAAAAGGACATAGAACGAAAATCTTTTTCTGATGTGTCCTTGATGCACTCCTTTATTTCTTCGTGCGTTCCTTCTATCTCAACTCTTACCCTTACTTTCATACTCACTCTCCCATCATGTCAAACTTAACCTTGAACCTCACAGCATCCCAGACATACGCTGTGCCTTTCTTCTCGACTATCTCCATGATGTCGTCTGGAATAGTCCACGTCTTGCGGACATTGCCAATTTTTTTTCGTCCAGAACCTTCACGCTTGCCACCCTGTGCGAATTTATTCTCCATAGCTTAATCTAAAATATTATTCGTGCGAGTTATTACTCAATGTCGTCCAATGCTTCTTTGATAGTCTTATACCATCGCCCCCAGAATGGATGTTCTTTAGGGTAGCAGAAATAAGGTAGTTCTACTATTTTATTGTCAACCACTTTGAAATTCTTCTTGAATGGTTTCTCAAGGATATGCCCTTTACTCTCTGCCTTTATTTGAGCGTCTTTTAATTTCATAGTCTTTCGTTTTTTGTGTGGGGATTGCTCCCCACTGGTTAGTTACTTCTTTAATCTTGCCCAGAACATTAGATCATCGCAATCTTCTTTTGTTCCTTGAAATTTTGCAACATCTCCGCTTTCGTCATACCAAAATTTACATCTGCAAGCGTCACAATTTCGTAGCAATGCATCGAACTTGATGTATGGCACCTCTGCTATTGTTGCTATCTTTCTCATTCTTGTGTCAACTACCATAGTCTTCTGTTTTAATTGTTAAACCTCTTTGTTTTTGTTTGTATTGCAAATGTAATACGTTATTTTGAATTGTGCAAACATTTTCAAAGAAAAGTGCAAAGAAAATCAAAAAAAGTGGTAATTCGGAATTTCCGAACCACCACTCTTGAATATAACACGGAATTAAAATGGACTTTAGCGTCGTAGCAATTCAGCGATCTTGGTCTGCTGATCCTCGATCTCATGTAGGATAATGCCCTCATCGGTGCTGATGACCAGATTAGGAGTGTAGCCAACTGCCGAGCATTCCTTAAATATATAGGTAGTTTTCCCAATCGTCACGTCGACGACCATTCCTGCACCTGTCTTGTATGGATCAGACACACTAACCACCTTGTCTGCATTAAGCGTTACAGCGATACGATCATAGATGTAGACGGTATCGCCAGCCTTTACATTCTTGAAGATTTTTTCATTTGCCATATTCAGTTATTTTAACTGGTGACAAAATTGCACCATTTTCGTGACCTCACGAAAAAGATACTTATCAAATCTCTTGAAAGCAATTTGAAGTTAATTTGAAAATAACTTGATTGTTTGCAATCCTGTAGGCTCTGCTGTTTTGTAGCCAAATTTCGTGATTTGCGAGCATATTCTTGACGGACTGGATGCTACGCCGAACAACTGAGATATGGTTGTATTTGACAAACCAAACTTCCGTAGATGATATGTCAGCATATACCTCGCTATAGTCGCATTTTCTTTCTTGCACTTTGATAGTACATCTTCCTTTGTGATTTTTCCATTTTCGCATTCAACCACACAGCATTCAACCACTATGTCCACGATTTGGTAGATTTGGCTCTCTAAGTTGTTCATTTTCGATTTAATTATTTTTCGATGCAAAGATATACACAACTTGAATCCGTTGTTATTCAGCTCTTGTAAAAATACCTTATCTCTTGTTTATTTATATTAAAAGTGCAAGAAAACCCCGAAATCTTTAGTTTCGGGGATGAATTGCACTATCCTTGGTTTGCTATATAATTCCTTATAGTGTCTGGATG